CACGGGTGCCGCTTATTGATGAGCGGTCGGGGTTAATCTCGCGTGAATGGTATCGGTTCTTTTTGAACTTGTTTGTGTTAACGGGTGGTGGAAAAAACGATACATCGTTGTTAGACTTGCAAGTTGGCCCACCTACTCAACCTTACATCGACATACACAGCATTGACCCTACACCTGTTAGTTTTACTGCATACGCCGCAGGGTCAACCCAAGAGTCGCAGATAGCAGAGTTGCAGAAACAGATAGAAGGTTTGCAGACTCAAGTGTGTTGTCAGGTTAGTGAAGTGGCAGAGTTGCAGAAACAGTTACAAGAACTGGAAACAACACCACCACGGCTTAACAGCAACACGTTAAACACCAACTATCTTGACTTTGAGGTTGATGCACCACACACTAACCAATTGGGGCGCATGGGTTGGAACCAAACAGACCAAACGCTTGACCTTGGTATGGAGTATGATGTTACACAACAGATTGGTTTAGAAACTTACGCTCGCGTTGCTAACTTTACAGGCGTTACCATCCCCAATGGCACCGTAGTGGGGTTTACAGGGGCTGTGCCAGACAGCGCATTGTCAGTAGCACCTTACCTAGCTGATGGTGCAACAAACACGCTGTACATCGTTGGTGTAATGACCCATGACTTGCCCGATACAGGCACCAAAGGTTATTGCACCACTTGGGGGTTTGTCCGTGATGTAGATACCAGTGCGTTTACCCTTGGTGACATTTTGTATGCTTCACCTACCGTAGCGGGTGCGTTTACCAATGTCAAACCTACTGCACCAGACAACGTGGTACCAGTTGCTGCCGTGTTGCAAGTGGGTACAACAGACGGTGTTATTTTTGTACGGCCTACTATTGAGCAACAGATTTACTATGGTGAATTTACCAAGACTAACAGCCAAAGTCCCGTAGCTGCTAACACTGCGTACCCGTTACTGTTTACCAATACTGAAATTGCTAACGGTGTTTCAATTGGTACAACAACCTCAGAGATTTACGTAGCGCAAGCTGGCCTATACAATATCGCTTGTTCGGTGCAGATTACATCGGGTAATTCATCACAGAAATCAATATGGGTTTGGTTGCGGCTTAATGGAACTACGGACTTTCCCAATTCGGCACGTATTGCATCTATTACGTTGAACAATGGATACGTTGTAGTGACGTTGAATGAAGTGTATTCGTTGATGGCTGGTGATTTTATCGAGGTAATGTATGCAGCAGATAACACAAACATTAGCATTGCCACTGTTGCAGCTACCGCCTTTGCACCCGCAGCACCCGCAGTCATTCTTGCGGTGACTCAAACTGAACAATAGGAGTTTATATGACCGTTACCGTTAAGGTTCTAGTACCCGCTAAGATAGTGGAGGGTACACAAACAACCCAGTACACAGCCAATGGGCTAACTGCTATTATCGACAAGTTTACTGCTACCAATTACAGCGCCAGTGCTGCAACAATCAGTGTAAACTTGGTCACTACTTCGGGTAGTGCTGGTAATGCTAATTTGATTACCAAGACCAAAACGTTGCAACCAACAGAGGTTTACACGTTTCCTGAGCTAGTGGGTCAGGTGTTAAACCCTGGTGACTTTATCAGTACCATTGCGGGTACTGCTACGGCTATCAATATGCGAGTCAGTGGACGTGAGGTGACTTAATGGAATTTATTGATCCTGAAATTCGACATCATTTTGGTGGAGGGGTTTACGCCAAAGAAACGTTTATTCCTGCTAATAAATTGCTTGTGCAACACACTCATAAATTTGATCATTTGTCAGTGTTGGCTAAAGGGTCTGTAGAATTAGTAATAGATGGTGAAAAATCAATAGTTCACGCACCCATGTGTTTGACCATTAAAGCAGGAAAACATCATGGAGTACGATCATTAACCGATGTAATTTGGTATTGCATACACGCAACTGATTGCATAGATGAAGATGAAGTTGATAATGTAATCATTGCATCTACGGATTTGCAACAAGTGCGTGAAATTGCTCAATGTTTAAGCGAAGGAGTTTAATATGCCTTGGATGATGGCCGCAGCAGTAGTTGGAAGTGCATTAATAGGGTCTAGTTCCTCAAGCCGAGCAGCTAGTGCGCAATCAGATGCAGCAGCACAAGCAGCAGGTATTCAACGTGATGTAAGCGAACAACAAGTCGCGCTTCAGCGTGAGCAATTTAATCGGCAAGTAGAACTACAAGCACCATTTCGTGAAGTAGGGTTAAGGGCACTTAACAAACTAGAAGGTGCATCTGAATACACACCGTTTGGTATGGGTCAGTTTCAGCAAGACCCTGGTTATGCGTTTCGACTTGGTGAAGGTCAAAAAGCACTTGACCGACAAGCCGCTGCCCGTGGTGGGTTAATATCAGGTGGTGCACTTAAAGCCGCGCAACGATATGGTCAAGAGATGGGTTCGCAAGAATACCAGAATGCGTTTAATCGTTACCAAGCGGAACGGCAATCTAAACTCGGACCATTGCAGTCTTTAGCGGGTGTTGGTCAAACTAGCGCACAAGCCATAGGGCAAGCTGGTCAAAGTATGACATCTGGTATTGGAAATGCGTTAGGCGCGTATGGTCAAGGTGCAGGTGAAGCTATTGGTGCTGGTGCGCAGGCTAGGGCATCGGGGTACATGGGACAAGCTAATGCAATAACTGGTGGAATGAACCAGTACATGAATTATCAAAACCAACAGTCGCAGAACGCATTGCTTCAACAAGCACTTAACCAAAATCAACCTACATACGGATACTCAGGCGGTTAAATATGGCACTCGTTAATCCAAACATTGCAATGTCGTTTAAACCCACGACTGAATACCAACCTAGAAACGTGTTAGCTGAATATGCACAACTTCAGCAGATTCAGGGTGGGCAACGGCAATCTGAAATGGCAGATATGCAGATGCAAGAATATCGCCAAAATAAAGAAGCATTAGGGCGTATACAAGCAGCTATTGTTGCTAAAGGTGGTCCACCTGATTTAAGAGCTGCTGCGAATGAAATGATAAAAAATCCGCAGTACATGGACAAAGGTATACAAATTCTTGAAACTTTAAAAAATCAAGAAGCAATGGATGCGTACTTTAATCCACCTGCTGCACAACCTACTAACGCATTAGCACCTACACCTCCCGTATCTGGTGCGTTAGGTTCGGGTACGTTTGATCCTATGGCACCTGCTGCACCTGTTAATGCATTGGCTCCTGCTGCTGCACCAGTTGCGCCTACTAATGCGCCAGTTAATCAATTAGGTGCAGATAGAGCAAGCATTGAAACCAAAATTGCACAATTAGGACGAATTAACGATCCTCGTGCTGTTGCTGAAGTTAAACGTTTGGAACGACAACTGACTGCAATGGAACCAACACCTGACATTAAAACTATGACTGCTTTAGGGTATCCCGCAACCCGAGAAGGATTTGAGGCATATCGCGCAGCACAAAGACAAGAACAGTTGACATTTGAACAACGTAAAGAACTTGCTCGCGCTGGTAAGTCTACTACCGTTAACGCACCTGCGCCAACAATTACTCAAATACAAGACCCATCTAATCCATCACAAATGATTACGATTGATGCTCGACGGTATCAAGGTGGTGGTATGGGGTCACTAGGTGTAATAGGAACTACAGGTCAAGCACCTAAAGTTGCCGTTGCTGCCGCAAAAAAAGAAGAAGGTTCATCAAGAACACAAGATATTTTAGACACCATTAGAACAGCGTATGATACGTTAGATCAGGAACGTGCGTTACCTAGTGAACAACGCAATGTAATGTCAAACGCATTGTCGTATATTGCAAGCACTGGTGCAGGTCAAGTGGTCGGACGAATGGGTGGAACTAAAGAACAAACACAACGTGACATTATTTCTAGTGCCAGAAATCAATTATTAATGGCGGTTAAAGATGCTACCGGAATGTCTGCTCAAAACCTAAATTCCAACGTTGAGTTTAGGTCATGGTTAGATTCATTGACTGATCCGACTCGATCAATAGAATCCAATCGTAGCGTTTTAGACAATTTGGAAAAATTTATCGCATCTGGTGGTAAATCCACTACTAAAAAACCACCTGTTGTCGCACCAGAAACACCTGCTGCAAGAGCAATACCACCTGCTGCGGTACAAATGCTTTTGTCTGGTAAAGGAACCGATGTTCAATTTGATGCTATGTTTGGTGCTGGTGCTGCAAAACGCGCAAGAGGGGGTAAATGATGGCGGCTAATCCTTTTGCACAATTTGCCGAACAACCTGTTGAGGTTAATCCTTTTGCACAATTTGCCGAACAACCCGCGCCAGTAGTGCAATCGGAAATACCAACTCGCAAGCAAGGTGAAGCTACTGGTTCGTTCTTACCATCTATGCAAACTGTTGGTAATATTGCTGCGGGTGCTGTCCGTGGTGCTGGTTCAATAGGTGCTACTTTAATTCGTCCTTTTGAAACAGCAGAAGAAAACCAAGCACGTAGACGCGCAATGGATGAAGCGTTAATGTCAATGGGCGCAGAACCTGAATCATTCGCTTATGGTGCTGGTAAGATGGGTAGTGAAATTGCTGGTACTGCTGGTGTTGGTGGTGCGTTAGCAATACCTGTAAAAGCCGTTGCACGTTTTGCACCAAGTATTGCCGCACCTATTGCGACTGCTTTAGAAACTGGTGGTTTAGTTGCTAAAGTGGCAGGTAAACCAGTGAGTAGTGCAGCACTTCGCCTTGGTGCTGGTGGTGCTACTGGTGCTGCCGGTGCTACCTTAATTGAACCAACTTTGTCTAATGCTCAAACCGGAGGATTGGTTGGTACAGCGGTTCCAATTGTTGCACCATTGGTCGCTAGAGGTGCTGGTGCATTAATGGATATTGGCAGAGGTTCCAATCAATTAGCTGCTCAGATTGCAAGAGAATCGTTAGGTTCACCAGCACAAATTGCTGCTGCTCGTAACGCACTTCAGCAATCACAACAGCAAGGTCTTAATTTAACTGCACAACAAGCACTTGCAAGAGGTGGTGTAATTGCACCAAGTACCCAAGCAACTATTGAAAAAGCGGTTAAACAAACGGGAACTGTCGATGTTCGCGCTGCTAAAGAAGCAGCACAAGAAGCCGCACGTAAAACTACATTAAGAGCAATTACTCCTGATTTAGACGCTTCCATAAATGCTAGACGTGCTGCATCTCAGCCTCTATATCAAGCTGCTGACAATGCTGTTGTACAAATTGATCAACAGTTAGATGACGTGTTATCACGTATGCCATCGGGTACTATTTCCAAAGCAGCAGAAATTGCTAAGATGGAAGGTCGCCCATTTATTGTAGGTACTACCGCGCCTGCACAAATGGTTCCGTCAGGTTTACTAGATGCTGCTGGTAATCCAATTATGCGCCAAACACCTGCAACACAAGCAGAAATTACAGGCGAGTCATTACACTACGTTAAAAGAGCATTGTCTGATATTGCGTATGGGCCGACTTCTACAACTGGCATAGGTCGTGATGCTCAAGTAGCTGCACGTGGGTTACTTAATGATTTTGTAAACGTATTTGAAACCAAAGTACCTGAATATGGACAAGCACGTAAAGTGTTTTCCGATTTATCTGCTCCGGTTAATCAAGCACAAGTGCTAAAAGAAATGGTTTCTATTTTAGAGAAACCTGGCGGTGGTGAACGAATTACACCATTTTTAAACGTACTTGGCCGTGGCGAACAAGCTATGTTAAAACGTGCTGGTGGTCGTGCTGGTCCACGTTATGAAGCACTCAGTGAAGTTTTAACTCCGCAACAAATAGCCAAAGTTCGAGAAGTAGCTAAACAACTTGAAACAGAAACTACCATTGGTAAACAAATAACCGATGCTGGACAACTCAGGGCAGCAGAGTTAATTAAAGATGAAATACCAAGTTATAGACTACCTAATGTATTTAACATTTTTGCAACAACAGCTAATAAATTACTAGAACTTATTGGTGCTCGTACAAGCAAAAAAACAATTGAGACACTTGCTAAAGCGTCAATGTCTGCAAAATCGTTTGATGAAATGTTAACCATATTACCTGCAAAAGAACGCAGTGAAGTTTTAAAAGCAATTAGCAATCCTGAAACATGGGCTAATGTTCCAGCGGTTACTCAGGCAAAAGTTAAAAAACTTGGTGGTGTTATTTCTGGTGCAGGTAGTTCATTGTCTGTACCGACAAATAATCTTGCACCAGATCAAGAAAACCGAAACAATTTAGCGAGGTAATCATGGCTTTTGAAGATGGTCAGATAGACCCCGTTAAATATGGTGTGCTTTGGGAAAGAGTGCAGGCTATGGATAAGAAAGTAGACAAGATGGAACGCCAGATGGAAGAACTGCTGGCGCTTGCAAACAAGGGTAGGGGTGGGTTATGGTTTGGTATGACCATTGTTTCTACCATATCTGCACTTGTTGGATTCATTCTTAGTCATATCAAAGGTGGATAATGTATACACTTAGCACTCGTTCTCTTGATCACCTTAAAGGTGTGCATCCTGACTTAGTGAGCGTGGTTAAACTTGCCATTAAGTTATCTGAAATAGACTTTGCGGTACTCGAAGGTGTGCGTACCAAAGAACGCCAGGCATTGCTTAAAACCATTGGTGCAAGCCAAACACTGAACAGCAGGCACTTAACTGGTCATGCCGTAGACCTTGGCGCACTGCTTAACAAAGAGGTAAGATGGGACTGGCCTTTGTACCATAAGATAGCCAAAGCCATGAAAGTGGCAGCAACTGATTTAGGTGTGTCGATTGTGTGGGGTGGTGACTGGCGCACGTTTAAAGATGGTCCACACTTTGAATTAAACAAAAAGGTATACCCATGAACCCAGTACTTATACAAGCCTTAGTAAGGCACTTGTTAACCGCTCTAGGCGGCGGTTTCTTTGCAAGCTATGGTATTAGCGGCGAAGGGTTGGAAGCTGCTGCTGGGGCTGTAGCAACCCTTGCCGGTGTAGCTTGGTCAGTTTACGACAAACGCCAGAATACCGATAAACCCGAATAGCATTATTGCAATCATAGCCAACATTATTTCAGAGAGCCAACCATCGGTTTCTTTTTGGTTAATTAAGTTATTTACCCAAGCCTGTAGATATTCATCATCCTCGTATCTGGGATAGCTTAATTTAACGGGTGCAACTTTAGATGGGCAGTCACGCCCCTGGTTGCATTTGTTGTCGCAGCATTCATTCATTTTGATCTCCTTCTAATGGTGTTAGGAATAACGGGTGGTGTGTCGGGTATTTCCTCAACGCTTGTAAAGTTCCACAAGCATTTGGGACACCGCTTATATCGATAGGTTTTATTGTCGCTTTGCATGGTCTGCTTAGTCAATAAGGTTGGGTGATCGCAGTTAGGACACTTCATGTTTTCTTTTTTTCCAGCAGGTTGCGCACATCCATTTCAAAGGTGCCATGTAAATGCCGCCTTCTGGTATTCTTTTTGTCTCGCACTTGTAACAGTGTTTCCAAAGTAAACTGGATTTAATAGTCATTGAAAAATGCTTTCATCGTAACGGGTGCAATATTACGCAGAATACTCAATATTTCCACAGCAATATCTCGATGTTCTTTTTGTGTTGATTGATCTAATCGACTTTGCAAATAATGTATCCAACTGCGCAATGTACCATTCATGTAAAGCCTTGAAGTAGTTAAACCTTCAGGTAATAGCGCTCTAGCCTGCTCCTTGGCTACACCACGTTTCAAGGCTTCGGTGTACAGGTATTTACCCATGTCAGACAATTGACCTTGTGCGTGTACCCACCACTCATTCAAACTTTGGTCATTAGATTTAACGCTGTTTTGCCGGTTCTTTTCATCCTGCAATCGGCACTCTCGCAGAGTCGCTACTGGTAAAGAATCAGTGCTTGCGTATCGTTGGCTAAACTCTTGAAATGAGAATGAACGATGGCGCAAGATCTGCCTGCCAATGTCGCGTGTAGTGGTAATCTCGACACAAGCGTTTACCATCTCAAACGGGCTTACATGACCTTCTCGCATCATGTATTGCAACAATCCCTCTATGTTGGGGTTCTTCTGATTGTCGGGATTGGATACCCTCGCAATCTCGGCAACCATCTTGTCTGCTTCGGGCGTAGACCATATTAATTTGACGTTCATGTATTTTTGTCCTTTAAGGCTGTTTCAATGGCTCTGGCAATTCTCAAGAAGTACCCGTTGCCCAAAACAGGTAGATCAATCAGCGCATCGCCAATTTCTACGTCAGCCAAACCAACCCATTCGCGCACCAATGGCGCAGCATACAACTCCGTGACTTTGGGTTCCGGTGCTTTCCATTCAGATTTACCGAAGTCTGGTTTTTCCAGTGACACATCTGTGCCCCATGCTGCTTCGGTTAGCCATGCCACCGGCTGCTGTTCAATGGCGGCTTGTAATGCTGGTTGTGGTCGAACGTAAAGCGGGAAAGCTTGGCAGGTGCCACTAATCCGCTTGGCTGTTGCCTTGGCTTCCGCCTCAGCGTAATATCCCGTGAACTCACTGGTTACGCCTTCTACCTTCCAGCAGTAGAGCTCATCGTGCTCATCGGCTGGCTGCTCAAGTGTTGTCATGTGTTTTTCTCCTTCAATGCGCCTTCTACCGCCCTTGCAATTTGCAAGAAATACAGCCTGAAATGTGGCAGATCAGTCAGTGCCTCCATAATTTCCGAATCAGTCAGTCCGCCCCACTCTCGCTTTGGTGCTGGTGGAAACGCTCTGGCTAGGTCGCCACAGCAAGGGCATTCAATCTCTTGCCAGTTGGACTTAGGCGGCTCGGTGTAGAGGGGCTTCCAACAATACTTCTCAGCGTCTTTTGGTAAATGCTTTCTGTAATGTCCTGTGCCCATCCATTGCCATGCAGCAGGCTCCTGCTTGGGCTGGTCAAGTGCTTGGCGCAGGGCTGCAAGCGCATCGCGTGTGAGCAGCACGTCGTCTGTCCCGTTCGCGCAAAGCTGTAACGCTTCCAGAGCCTGACGCGCTGCTTGTTCTAATAATGTCATTTCACATCTCCAGTTGCTTTATGCAAATAAGCGTTAAGGCGCGTGATCTTGGTCTGGTAGTAGTCAGACATAGCATGAGCGTATTCACGGCTGCTATGGGCGTTTAACAGCTCTCTCTTACATTCTTCAAGCTCACGCAAGGCAATAGACTCTGTACTTGGTGGCTGGAATACGCCACGCATCCAGCTAAGGGTGTTACTAAACATTACAATTACTCCTAAGTTAATGTAACACCATTGTATCACGCTTGTTTAACGAATATGCCTTCTTTTGTCAAATAACCTTTACGATTTTTAATCTCGTCATAGGCTCCAGCTAGGCACTGTGTAAGGTCTAAGTCTAGTACTGAGCAAACCATAATCAGCGTCACCACGATGTCTCCTATGGCATCCTTGGTTGCTTCTCTGTCACCCTTGTTTAGCGCATCAAACAACTCTGTCACTTCCTCTAGTGTCTTGATAGCTTGGGATTGTGCTGTAGCGTTCTGCACAATGCCTCGTGCTTCACCCCACTGAACCACTTTCATCTCGTATTCTGAATAACTCATTTTGTTTCCTTTTTAAATGTTGGCAATGGGTGCCAGTGTGTGTAATGCTTCTCATTTGCCATACAGACTGTTACGTGCGCAACACCATACGCATCGCTCACAAGTAATAACTTAACTCCGCGAGGTGTGCTCTTATCAATAGGTATCCAATGTGTATCCAAAGTAACAACAGCGGCACCATCGCTGCTAATTTTATAAGTCATTTCATGCTCCTTTTGATTGACGATACTGTTTAACTGCTGTTCGCAGTCCTGATTGTGTTGTAGCTTTTTCATCCAAAGCTAATGACTGTGCCTGGTCTAATGTGTCCTGCATCAAAATCCTATGGCACATCACTGGTGCACCTTGACCTTGGCGGCGTACTCGTGCATTAAACTGTTCATACAGATCAAGACTCCAATTCAACCCATACCAGACAAGGATGTGTCCATTCTTTTGCAGTCCATCAATACCATGCCCCATGCTGGCAGGATGACCAATCATTAACTGGCAGTCGTTAGTTTTCCATCGGTGCATGGCATCAACTAAGGATGATTCACTTTTGCACTCGGTCAGGTTAATAGGACGAATAGCTTTGAACCGTTCCATGATTCGCTGTGCATCACTTCGGTATGCGTAACTGCACAACACTGGCGAACCTTGCGCTTCGTCTAGTATTTCCTCCAATGCTTCCAGCTTCAGGTCATGTACTGCTTCCCATAGTGGCATACCTGCTACCGGATACATTGCACCATTGCTAAACTGTAAGCACTTGTTAGTCAGTGCAGCGGCATTGAACGCTTCAACCTCTTTGCCACTATCCAACACCATGAAGAACTCTTTTTCCAACCTGTCGTACTTGGTGCGTAACTCATCGGGCATTTCAATCTCGATGTTGTTAACAATCAAGTCTGGTAACGGGTTGTAGTCCTCTGCACTCATCTCCAACGTTATGTCACCGATCAGTTTCTTAATGGTGTCTTCTGTATCGTCATAAGGTACCTCTTTGTATGGTCCCACTTTACGGTAGAACCTGGTGCGGAATGAGGTCTTGCTGGTACCTAAACGTTCACCACGGTCTACCACCAAGAACTGACCATGTAGGTCTTTGTAACCATTACTAGCAGGTGTACCCGTCAGTCCTGTAGTCCAGTCGAAGTAACTAGCAATCTTCTTGTACGACTTCACCCGTTCTGTTGCGCTGTTCTTCATCTTGCTGATTTCATCCCACACAATACCATTGAACGGCATAGGCTTGGACTTCTTAATGAAGTACGTTTGCAGCGTTTCAGCAAGCCAACCAAGGTTCTCATAGTTGATCATGTAAATGTCAGCAGGACGCAGTAAGGCGCGTGTTCGTTGATCTTTAGTACCTGCGACCATGCTGAACTTTAAATGCTTCGTATGTTCCCATTTGGTAGCTTCTTGTCGCCATACCAAACGGATAACCCGTATAGGCGCAACAATGATTACACCCCGCAAGAACTGAGTTTTAATCAGGTGCGCTAATGCGGTAAGCGTGACAACAGTTTTTCCCAATCCCATGTCTAACCAGAGCATAGAGTTGGGGTGGGTACATTGGAAATTTACCGCTTTCTTCTGGTAGTCGTGGAGTAAGTCAGGGGTTAGCATCCCATCACCATAAAATCAATCATGGTCTTACCTTCTTCCACGTTGTCAATCACAAACACGTTTACCTTGTGTTGTCGTAGTCGATGGTGTTCGCGTTCTTGTGCATCGGTAGGCTTTGCGCCCTCACGCTTAAACTCTACAAACCAGATACGCCCGTCAGGTCGGATAAACATACGGTCAGGTACAGCGGCGCGCGCGGGACTGGTAAACTTGTACACCAATACATTCTTGGTCTTTGCGTACTCGCACACCTTGGCTTCAATCTGTTTTTCTAGCATTTTTGTTCTCCATCTCTATTAATAATTCAATGTAGTGCTTGGCTTTTTCCAAGTCTGCTATGCCGTTCTTTGCTCTCCAACGTGAAACATATTTGATTACGTTTCCCTCAAAGTACCCTATGCCGTTAGCATGGATGTACTCTACGGGTTGTATAGGCAGGTCTTTGTAATGGGTACCAGCCACCTGTTTGGTCAGGCTAGACTCAGACATAACTTCTCCACTTCGTTGATGTAGTATTCGTAGTCAATTGGTAACGTGGCATCGGCAATGTTGTTACATACCTGTACGTTCCATCCACTCTCCACGGCTATCTTGCGCAACACTGTAGGCTTCTTGGCTAATGGCGGCATCCACTTGTTCAATGGCTTACCGCCCTTGGCTATGTAGTACCTAGTGGTGTTCTGTACTTGACTTTCACCCCATACCAAGTGGCTACTGCGTGGTACTTTGGTGCGTAGCATAAAGTCCATTTTGTCTTGCCACTGTTCTATGGTTTGACGAATAGGTGCACCATCTACCAACACCTTCTCTGCTACCTTTGGTACCACTAATGCACCTGCGTTCTGGTGCCATTCGGTTTTCCACTCGTAGGCACCTTTACGCTT